ATGCCAGAACACACTCATTATATGAAGTTTGATAGAAAAGATTTTGAAAATAAAATATCGATTATAAAAAGAAATAAAACACTTTTTACGATTGATGGGAATTTAGATAAATTTGTAGACCAACTTGAAGAATCTTGGTCAAAAGGAAGAAGTAAAGATAATGTTGTTATATCTCAAATCGTATGTTTTGCATATATTGTAGCAAATTTATCATTATCTAGAAGAAAAGAGTTTATAAGGGATTTATTTTTTATGGCACAGAAAAAAGGCCCAATGTTCGGCCCATTTGGAAAGTTATACTAATGAAAAGTTTTAGAACACATTTAATAGAATCAAAAGCAGGAAAAAATCTTCACTTAGAACATCTTGAAGATGAAATTATAAACAATGGAATCAATGGTGGTAGAGCTGCAGTCAATTTTCTCCGCGCATTAAGAGATATGCTTTCTGGCGAATCTGGATCAAAGATTAATATGACAGTAAAGTGGGATGGAGCTCCCGCTATTTTCGCCGGAACAGACCCTGCCGATGGCAAATTCTTTGTTGCAAAGAAGTCTGTCTTTAATGCAGTTCCATTGTTATATAAGAGCGCTAAAGAAATTCAAGATGCAGATTTGTCTCCAACTCTGAAATCTAAATTTGCAGTGGCTTTTAAGGAATTATCTGGACTAGGTATTAAAGATGTTATCCAAGGTGACTTGATGTTCACTGACGATAAGGCAGATAAAAAAATCGATGGTGAGTCGTATGTGACATTTCAACCAAATACATTGGTATACGCAGTTCAGAAAGATTCTGCAATCGGAAAACAAATATCCGCTGCCAAATTGGGAGTTGTGTGGCATACAACATATAAGGGTAAAGATTTGCAAGGAATGACTGCATCATTTGGTGCTAATATTTCTGGACTGAAAAAATCATCTTCCGTTTGGATGGACGATGCAACATTCAAGGATGTTTCTGGTTCTGCAAAATTTACTGCAACAGAACTGAAGGCAGTAAATAGTTCATTATCATCTGTTGGTAGAAAGTTTAAAAAAATTAAGGCCAATGATTTTAAGGCCTTTGTTAATATGCAAGACAAAACATTTGTAAAGGGATTGTCTGGTGGAAGCTTCAAAACCTATCTGAATGCATATATCAGAGAAGGGCAAGATATTTCAACCAAGAATATCAAACAATTGGGATATTCGATGTATGTCAAAAAGTTTTTCGACGAAAAGGTTATCTCTAAACTAAAAACTGAGAAATCTAGAAAAATTAAAGAAGAACTGAGAGATGACCTAGTCAAAAAATTGATGAAGTTGGACTCTGCTGTTTATGCTATTGTAGATTTCATGGAAGAGTTGATTACTGCAAAAACTCTAATTGTAAATAAACTAAATAGTATAAAACAAATGACAGATATTTTTGTTAGAACTGATAAGGGTTATAAGGTATCAAATCCAGAAGGATATGTTGCCATTGACCATACTGGAACTAATGCAGTTAAGCTAGTTGATAGGATGGAATTCAGTTTTAATAACTTTACTGCAGCAAAGGCATGGGATAAGTAAATGGATATTAAACACATCATCGAAAAAATTAAATTAGAAGAAGGAGTTAACGATCCTTCTATTTTTAAGGCAGTTTTTCTTGCTGGTGGGCCAGGTTCTGGTAAATCGTTTATTGTGGGTAAAACTGCACTTAGTTCTTTGGGGATGAGAATTGTAAACTCTGATCCCGCATTTGAAAAAGCCCTGCAAAAGGCAGGTTTAAAAATGGAACCAGATGATATTTGGTCAGATGCAGGGCAGGCTGCAAGAGTTGTATCTAAGAAGGTTACATCTAAACAACAATCACTCTATGTGCAAGGTAGATTGGGTTTGGTTGTTGATGGTACAGGAAAAGATTACGATAAGATCTCTAAGCAGAAAAAACAATTAGAAAAGCTTGGTTATGAGACTGCAATGATTTTTGTTAACACAAATTTAGAAACAGCAGTTGCAAGAGATGCTGCAAGAAGTAGAACTCTGGGCGCAACCGAAGTTGGAAAAATGTGGAAGGGTGTGCAAGATAATATCGGAAAATTCCAAAGAGCATTTAAAGCAAAGATGTTCATTGTAGATAACTCTGATGGTGCAGATTTTGAAAGAGATGTTATGGCGACATATAGATCAATCTCTGCATGGGCAAAGAAAACTCCTACGAATAAAGCTGCAAAGAAATGGATTGATGGCCAAAAGGCAAAAAGAAATATTACAGAAATTCTTGATGAAGCAAAGTTTTCGTCTAAAGACATTAAAATGGCTATTGGTATTGCATCTGACCCACGATATAAGGGTGGTAATATGACTGGCGCAGTTAAAGCAATCGACAAAATCAAAAAAGGTTTATCTGATCATCCACAAGTTTCGGCAGTTCTGAAAAGACAGAATGAAGACATTAATGAGATGAGAGATTTTGTGTCTGAAACCGCTGAGATGATGATGCGTGATATGGTTATAATGTCTAAGAAAATAGATGAATTGATGGAAGCGATGGAAGCAGAGATGGCTAGACCTCAAATGGATGAATTTGACATTGAGCCTTGGATTGTTTCTAAAGTAACAAAAGCAAAAGATTATATTGATTCTGTTTATGACTATGCGGTTTTGGATAATGATGAGGATATTGACTAATGAAACCTTTTTCTTTCTTTTTGAAAGAGGGTGTTAAACTCAAACTCATTCGTGGCAAAGACATGGATGTTTTGAAGATGTGGAATAAGGGCGACAAAAAATGGGTTGAACTTAGGGGTAAGAGTGGATTTGAAACGAAGTATGATCCAAAAGACCCACTACATAAAGCAATCACTGCGCTTGGAAAGTCTGCAAGTATATCAGACTTTATGAATGGTGATGAAGTAAGTATTAATCCAAAACATACAGATGGCAAAAAGGCACTAAAGATGATTAAAGGACTGATGAAATGAAGAGTTTTAAACAATTTCAAAACATCGAAGAGATGGTACAGTATCATGTAGAGAATGAGATATCTCTTTTAGAAAACGTATTCAGAGTTGGTTCTGAGCATTATTTTGAAACATTCAATAAAGCAAGAACTATGTATTATGATGGTCAGATCATATTGGATGATTATGATTTAGAAGTCATAGAAACTGACATTGGCGAATATGCCATGTATGAGGGAGAACATGTTCCTTTAGATTGTCCTCTATACGAAGAAGATGATAATGTAGAGTTGAACAAGCCAAAAAGAGGTGGTTCCAAAAAGTATTATGTGTATGTAAAAAATGCCAAAGGTAATGTCATCAAAGTTTCTTTTGGGGATACTACAGGGTTGACTGCAAAGATTAATGATCCGCAGGCAAGAAAAAGTTTTGTGGCGAGACATAATTGCGACCAAAAAAATGATAAAACCAAGGCAGGTTATTGGGCATGTAGACTTCCTAAGTATGCAAAAGCATTAGGCCTCTCAGGCGGCGGTAATTTTTTCTGGTAGGAGATGTAAATGAATAATAAATTTAGTATAGGTGTTGTGGTTGCAATAGTTCTACAAGTGAGTGCGTTTGTTTGGTGGACTGCTCAACAAGCACAAACAATTATGCAACTTGAAACTGAGATGGCAGAACTTACCGCAAAGACAGAACAAGAAAAGCAATTTAATTTACAGAGAGATGTTTCAGAACTAAAATTGCAATTGGTAGAACTAGAAAATAAAACTGGCGAAGTATTTGAAATGTTGTCAGGTAATATTGATGATAGATTTTCGAACATGGGAAAGTATGTGGATGATTCTAATAATAGCCAAAATGATGTTGATTCGAAAAATCATGAACACTATTTGTCATTATTTGGAGTGATTGAAACTGAATTTGCAAAACATGAAACATGGATTGATGACATTGAATCCGCGATAGATCAATTATTGGGTGAAGCAGAAAGACTTCAGGCAGAACTTGATAGAAAAATTGAAGAATTAGATAAGAAATTGAGTGATAGGATTAGTGATAGGTGAGACCATACTCCGAATATAATAACTCTGACCATTTTGTAAGAGAATTTTCGCACGATGTTGATAATGAAGAACTAGTTTGGCATAGAGATAGAGAAGACAGATTGGTAGAAGTGTTAGAATCTGATGGTTGGGCATTTCAATATGATAATGAATTTCCCTTTGAGTTGTTGAGTGGGATGATGTTTAGAATAGATAATCACAAATACCATAGAGTGATCAAAAACGAAAACTGCGGGAAACTGCTGATAAAGATATACGAAGGACAGTTAAATGACTGATGACATAGATTTTGGGTTTACTGCTGTAGACGAAGAAGAACTTAGAAGCATTGCTCCTTCTCAGGCGTCCGAAGAAGTATCTGAAAAACTTGAAAGCACTGGAGAGGGCCTCAAGTTATTGGAATATAAAATGGATAATGTAGTTGATAAGCTAAGTGAAATGTTGGATGAAGTGGAAACAGTGAAAGAGTATTATAGTAATGAAAAGGTGATTGTTAATTCTAAACTTAAAGAGGTCGAAGACTTGATCCTACCGCTCCTAAATAATTTGATGAAGAACAAAGAAAAAGAATACATCTTCTGGCCTAATAGAGAAGCAATTATTACACAGCAGATAGAGCGTATTACGAGCATTACGAGAACAGAGATATGAAAGACACAGTAGTTTTTACATTTGGTAGGTTTAATCCACCAACCACAGGACACGAAAAACTTATAGAAAAACTTGCATCGGTTGCTAAAAAAGAAGGTGCCGACTTTATGGTATTTCCTAGTCATTCGCAGAATGACAAAAAGGATCCTTTAGATCATAAAACTAAGGTTGGTTTTATGAAAAAGATGTTTCCAAAGTATTCTCGTAATATCATTTCTAATAAAAATGCAAAGACTGCATTTTTGATTGCTCCTATGTTATATGATATGGGTTATAAGAGATGTATTATGGTTGTCGGTGGAGATAGAGTTACAGAATTTAAAACTACACTTAACAAATATAATGGTAAAAAAGGAAATCATGGTTTCTATGATTTTAAAGATGGTATTGAAGTAGTTTCTGCGGGTGAAAGAGATCCTGATGCAGAGGGTGTTTCTGGTATGTCAGCATCTAAAATGAGAGCAGCAGCAGCTGCAAATAGATATGAAGATGAGAAAGACCCGAAAACTGGTAAAATACTCAACGGATTTAAATCTGGTTTGCCTAAGAAATTCGAAAAAACAACAGGTAAAAAATTATTTGATGTTTTGAGGAAGTCTATGAATATCAGTGAAGAACTTGCTACATTTTTAGATTCTGTAAATGGAGACTTATTAGAATTTTTAGAAACAGATTTTGTGGAGTACGTTGACGATGCAGATGATAACGAATTATACGATTCAGTATACGAAGAGTTTTTTGCAGAAAGAAAAGTTGCACAAGACAAAGATATCGAAGATAGAAAAGGTACGCAACCTAAAAAATACTACGCAAAAGATGCCGATGGCGATGAAATGTCTAAATCAACAAAACAAGCGAGAGCAAGACATTTTTCGAAGAAAAAATCAGGCCCTGCGCCAGGCGATGCAAATGCAAAAACTAAAGAATCAGAACATACCAAAAAGTACAGACAGATGTATGGTGAAGCATTTGATAAACCTTACGCCATAAAATGGGAATATTTAAAACCGAAGGGGCCTTCAAGCGCTATTGCAAAACTTGACGATGGTAGTGCGTTAGATATTCATATCAGTGAAGATCCTGACGGTATTTATGAGATAGAATTTGCAAGAGGTTCATCTAAAAAGAATATGAGTCGAACTGGTCAAGGTGATGAGTTTAGAATTTTTGCAACAGTCCAAGCCGCTATGTTAAAATGGTGGTCGCAATTGGACAAAACTAGTGCCAGAAAAATAACTTTCTATGCAAATAAAGAAGACGGTAATAGATCAAGACTTTATAAAAGATTTTTAAAGATGTGGGGAACAAAATCTAAATGGGATATTGAAGTTAATGGTAATGCCAAGCCTGGCCTTGTGGCGTATACGTTAACCAACCCAACCCCTGAGAAATCCAAAAATTCTAAAAAAACATTTATGCAGAAATTATTTAGGAAAGAAGAAGTAATAGAAGAAGGCAATCAAATGGGATTGATTGGATTGAAACAAATAAAAGCATTTGAGAAAGTAGTAGATCAACTATTTAAAAAGTTTGATATTGATTTCAATTTTACAAGACATTTTGGTGATAGAATGGATGATGATAGAAATAATCCAAACATCACAATGAAAGAACTTGCTGATTTTATTAAGAAAGTATACGCTAAAAAGGGTAAATCTATCAAGGGCATGGCTGGCGCTGAGGCAGTATTGAAAGATATTCAAACTGATATCAATATTCCTATCGCTATCACTTATGATAGAACTAATGATGAATTTGATGTTGTAATGAAAACTATTATGCGGAAGAAAAATTTCAAAACGCCTGATAAAGTTATTAAATACGAAGAAAGAGATTATAAAAAAGAGCGTGAGCAATATCATGGAACACCAGAACAAATGGAGAAAAACCGAGCCAGAAAACGTGCAAGATATGCAATGGAAAAGGCTGGTAAGGCAAAACGTGGTGATGGCAAAGATGTACACCATAAAGATAATAATCCATTAAATAACGATCCAAAAAACTTGAGTTTAGTATCTCAGCACTATAATAGAAAGGAACCTAGAATGAGAAAAGAGTCTCCAGATTATATCGAAGAAATTTCTAACATGCGCCGCATGAAATTGGTTAATAAAATCAAAAATTCTGGCGTTGTTAAAAAAGGTTCTATGTCAAAAGATGACAAAAAGAAAGACAAACAGGAAGGCGCTGGCCATTCTGCTGCACAAAGAGCAGCGATAGCAATTTCTAAAAAAGAAAAGGCAGGAAAGCCAGGCTATGATTCAGAGGGTAAAAGTCTGAAAAAAGAGGCTGATGGATGCTGGAATGGATATAAACAGGTAGGTATGAAAGAGAAGAACGGCAAGATGGTTCCAAATTGCGTTCCAGAAAGCGTAGCAGAAGCACTTGCATCCAATCAAGAACTGATGAACAAAGCAGCCCTTGATGCTCTTCATAAAGTAATCAAATCTAAAGGAAACAAATCTTCATTGAAGTCATATGCATTTGACATTGCCAAATCGTTCAGAGGAATGAAGGGTAGAGATTTAGAAAATCTATATAAAAAATCTATCAATGCAAATTATAAAGAAGAAACTGATTTAGAAGAAAAGAAGATCGACGGATTGGTAAAAAAAGCAGACAAGTCTGGTATTTCGTATGGTATTCTAAAAAAGGTATATGATAGAGGAATGGCTGCATGGAAAACAGGCCATCGCCCAGGCACAACACCACAACAGTGGGCTTTTGCAAGAGTTAACTCATTTCTTACTGGTGGTGGCGCAAGAAAGGCAGATAATGACCTTTGGCAGAAACGAAAATAAATTATAAATAGTACAAAAACAATCGGAGAATCCAATGTCTAGAAAAGATATTCCAGAAGAAATTTTAGATGATGATGTAGCAGATTTTATCGGCGCAGCATCTGCAGCAAAAAGAGCTGGTAAAAAGAAATTCACATTCGGTGGAAAAGAATATCCAGTAACTATTAGTGGTGATGTTGCAAAACAAGTAGAAGAAAAACTTCCATGTCCTGGCTGTAACGGTAAGGGTTGCGAACTTTGTAAAAATAAAGGCAATCTTGAAGGTAAAGGTGTTAAAGATGCAGAAGGTGTCACAACATCTGCAAAAATGGGAGATGCGAAAGCAGAAGAACTTACATCAGATGCAAGACGCAAAGCATTCAAAGAGAAGCTTGTAAAATTGGGTTATAAAAAGAAAACCAATGAAGAACGCCTATTGGAAAAAATGGGTAAATCTTCTAGTGGATATGATTTATACCATAAAGATTTTTCATCTGCGATGAAACATGCATATGACCATGCAAAGAAAAAACTTGGCATTGAAATTGATCCAGATGAAATTGATGATAAAGTTGCTATGGGCCCTAAAAAACCATCTAATGGAAAAACTAATTCGTATCGTTTGATGGGTACTGATAAGAAGGGTAAATCTAGAGGCGTTCAAATTCAAGTTGCAAACTTGGATAATAAAAAATACGAACTTAATATGTATAAAGAAGAAGTCGAATTGGAAGAAGCCAAGGACGAATTCAAACCACATATGATGTATGATCCAAAGACAGGCAAAGGTTACAAAGCAGAAAAACCAGAAGATCATGAGCGCATGAAAAAACTAGGATATTCTCACGAAAAACCAGAAATGAACGAAGCAATGAAAAACACTCATGCACTAATCGATACTGCAAACGATAATAAAGTTGTTGCGATGGCATCTAGCGAAAAGGGTGTTAAGCAGTCTAGATCTTCTGCACATCTGCCACCTATGTCGATCAAGAATAAGAACACTTTAAAGATTGTTACTCTTACAAAACCACAGAGCCAAAAAGCATCCGAAAAAATGATTGGAAGGGCCTTACCGTCAAATATGGATAAGTTTCCAACTAATGTTAGTGCATCTCAGGGTAAGAGAATGGGTGAAGAACTTCTTGCAACAATCAGAGCAAAACATAAACAGGAAGAGCTGGAAGAGAATAAAAAATCTGCACTTGCAAAAAAACTTGCGAAGGCAGCTGCTGCTACTAAAAAAGGTAAAGATAAGGTAACTCTTAAAAAGGCTCCTTGGGATAAAAAGGAAGAAGTTCAAGAGGCGTCTGAAGAACTTGTAGAGTTGACAAAGGCAGAAAAAGATCTTATCGCTAAGATGTATGATAAAAAAGGTAATCTGACACCACTTGGTAAAAAGGTTATGGATCATGGAAAAAAAGAAGAATTATCTCCGAAACAGAAGAAAATAGATTCTAATAAAAATGGAAAAATTGACGGTTCTGATCTTGCAAAATTAAGAACCAAGAAAGAAGAAGTTGAGATGAATGAAGCTGAGGGTGGTATGAAACTTTTAGATGCTGCTTCAGAATTAGAAAAGTATGCAAAAAAGTCTGGTGGTATTGATAAAAAAGACTTTATGAAGGCTGCTCAAATGATGAAAAAGGGCCTTAGTTCTAAATTAGTTCAATTCACAAATAATTTGGATACAGAACCAAGAGAAAAAATTGTGATGGTAATGAAAACTCATCTTGGCAGAAAAACAGTTGAAAAAATGTTCGGTGTTAAATTTTCCATGTCAGAAGGTAGAAAACAAATTCTTGCACATGGCGGCAAAGGACAATATAAAGTAGTTAGTACTGATGGTGCAGTTGATGTTGTTTTCAAGGGTAAAGTAGTAGGTAAAGGTGACTATGATAGAGGTGCAGATTCTTTCTTTATCAGTATGAAGGGTCAAAAAGGACAAAAATCTTTTGATGATGCTCAGGATATCGCCGATTATTTTGCAAAAAACAAAATTAAAGAAGATATAGACACATTTGATGTGGAAGCACTAATCGAATCTGCTGATAAAAAAGACGCAGCAGAAATGAAAGAAATAGTCCTTGCAATGAACCCTAAATATAATGCAAAGCAAGTACAACAAGAAGTAGAAAAAATGGCGATGGAAAAATATAAAAATAAAACCAGAGCTAAGAAAATTGCTAGTCACGTAAAATAGGAGAACTAAAATGTCACTACCAAAATGGGCAACCCCAGCAAAATGGATGAAGGATGCAGTAGCAACTGACCGTGGTTGGGTAAACGAAAAAACTGGTGAAATGTATAAAATGCATAGAGATTTGAAAAATAAAATTGCAGCTCTTGCACCAAAGAAAGCAAAACCAGCACCAGCACCAGAGCCTGCTGCAGAAGCACCAAAGAAGAAGACTTCTAAGAAAAAAGAAGACTAATATATAATTTAAAGAGTAATAATGGATAACTTTGAAATTTTGAATGAAAACA